GAAGAAGATGCAGCAAAAGGTTTAGGTGCAATAGGTCAAGATGATCTTGCCTTACCTTTTCTTAAAATCCTAGGACAGCTTTCACCGGAAGTTAACAAACGTGACGGTAAGTATGTTGAGGGTGCAGAACCAGGAATGATTTTCAATTCTGTTTCTGGAGAGTTGTATGATGGAGTGAAAGGCATAGATGTCATTCCTGCATTTTATAAACTTGAATACATCGAATGGAAAGATAGAGGAGAAGGACCAGGTGCACCAGTTGCAATTTATGATTCTTCATCTGACATCATGTCCAAAACAAAACCAGATGCAAACTACAAAGATAGATTACCAAATGGTAATTACATTGAAAAGACTGCATCGCATTTTGTTATCATAACTGGTGACAGTCCAGCGACTGCATTAATTTCTATGAAGTCTACTCAATTAAAAATTAGTAGAAAATGGAATTCAATGATGTCGGGCATAAAACTAAAAGGTAAAAACGGTTTATATACACCGGCATCTTTTAGCCACATTTACAAACTAAAGACTACTCAAATGTCTAATGACAAAGGCACTTGGTTTGGTTGGGAAGTAAGTAAAGTTGGTCCTATTACTGACGCAAGTATCTATCAGCAAGCTAAGTCGTTTTCTGAAAGCATCTCTAAAGGTGCAGTCAAAGCGAAGCATGGTGAAGAGAAACCAGCAGAAAGTAGCAGCATTATATAATCCCTTCGGGGTATGTGCACAGCGTGGGCCAAAAGGGAGACTGGATGGCCCACGTAGACAGGATAACTATGCAAGAATATATAAAGGTATTTAATGGCTATAGGCATGCGTATGGAATCGCAGATTGGACTAACGCTATTGTAGACCCAGAAAGCGGAAAGAAAAAACCTAGTTACAGATGGACATACGAAGAATTTACAGACAACATATATCAAGAACATTTAAAAGGTAATATATCAGTAGGTATACAACCTACCACAGAGAGCGGCGACGCTAGATTTGGAGTCATAGACATAGACCCAAAGCAATACGAAAACTTTGACAAAAAATTTTATTTAGAAACTATTCAACAATACAAACTACCACTTATACCAATCGAATCTAAAAGCGGCGGCTTACATTTATATTTATTTATGAATGAGTTTGTGCAATCTACAATCATTGTAGCATTCTTAAGTAACTTACTGCCTATATTTAATCTTAAACCAGACTGTGAAATATTTCCTAAACAAACACAGCTAACAAAGGATCCGGAAACAGGGACCATAAAACCAGGACAGTTTATAAACTTGCCTTACTACGGCGGCAAAAGAAGAGCAATTAATATTGATGGTACATTTTTTACACTAGAACAATTTATAAAAGTAGTTGATGCAAACGTAACCACCGTAGATGAATTAAAAGATCTTACAGAGGACATGGAAAAACAATCTATGGACGGTGTGGACGAAGACTTTATAGAGGGTCCACCTTGTCTAGGTTTAATATCTAAAATATCAAACCAACCTGGGTTTGATGGCAAGGACAGATTTATGTACAACTATCATGTATTTGTTAAAATGAAATACCCAGATAGTTGGGAACAGAAAGTAAAAAATGCACCTGTAAAATATTTTGCAAGGGAACACGCAAACGCATGGGATGATGCTAAATTAAAACAAAAGACCAGGTCCTGGAATAAATCAGAAAAAGGTTACACATGTAACCAAAGTCCAATAAGTGATTTTTGTAAAAAAGGTATTTGCGTTAAGAAAAAATTTGGTGTGTTGGCTGGGTCTAAAGGTGCATATCCTATACTTACAAATTTAAGAAAGATAGACATAGAACCAGATCCTGAGTATGAATTTGATGTTACTAAACCAGATGGTATTGGTAAAGCTACAGTGCATTGTAA